TCAACTTCGGCCAATTTATTCATAGCAATTATAGTTACAGGACGAGGTATGTTTAAAAAGGTCATATATAAATTAACTAGTTATAGTTTTATTATATTTTTTTTGCCTTTTATTATAATCTCTCCGATTTTTGTAGTTTTTTCTAATTTTTTGAGAGAAGTATAACATATTTTTAAATCTCTCAAATTTTTATACTTACTATTATCTTTACATAAGTTAGCAGCATAATAAAGAATATCAGCTAATTCTGTATTACTGATATCATTAATAGTAGAATGCATAATAATATATGGAGATGGAAAACTATTTAAATGAAACCAGATATAATCTTTATTAATTTTGAGTGATTCATCTAAAATCGTCCAATTTTCTTTTGCATTTTGTCCAATAAAAAAATTTATATTTTTATATTCTATCGTCTTCATTAGATTTATTGTAAATAACTATTTAATTAAATTATTAAATTATTAAAATATTGATTTAATCTCTCACATTTTCACACATTTCACATTTTTTTGCTTGTGAAGTATTTGAATATGTACATACTTTACAGTTCCATGGCCTGCACTTAAAACATATAGGCTGTTGTTTTCCTTTATAATTAGCCGATACTTTAATTTCTTTACCACATTTAGAACAATTTTTGAAAGAGTTATTGTTTTGATTATTTCTTGGTTTATCTTCAATATTAGTTTTTTTAATTAGTTCAATAACTTCTAAAATTGCACGATTTGGAACAAGATGTTTAATATCTAAATAATTTCGTGTAATTGGTGAAGTTTTATTATTAACTAACCATTGTATAATAGCAGATTTTTCAAATGTATTACCTTCAAGATCAATGACAGGATCTACAATTGTTTCTTGCGTAATCGGACAGATGGGAATACCAATTTTGACTTTAGACATTATAATTTAATTTGTAATCTAAATGATCTTATTAGTGTAAGTAGTAATTTATTTAAATCAATTTTTTTTATGTAAGTGATTTATCAATATAAAGAATAATTCTATCTTTATCAGAATTATTTTCAGCATAATGTATATAATTACTATCAAAAATAATAAGTTTATCTTCTTCTTGATATTTAATTTCATTATCAACAATCAAATTACATTTATTTTCTTCGGGAATAATTAACCCATAATGTATAGTTACACTATTGTTTTTTATTCCTGAATGATCTTTATGTGGTAATATTTTAGAATTAGGTTTTAATAAAGAAAATCCCGCAATATTAATTCCTTTTATATTTTTAAGAATATTACATGTATTGGGACAAATTTTTGAATTTGCATCAAATGTTTTATTATTATGAATTAAACCAAAATTAAGCCAACCATTATTATTATTTTCATCATTATTATTATTGTCATTATTGTCATTATTTTCACTACCATATATCCAACCAGTAATATTATTTACTTTTTGCATAAACTGTTTTCCACTAATAGAATCATGCCAATTATTTTTATAACGACATATATTATATACAGGTAAATTAAGAGCATCTTTTAGTTCTTTTTTAATAATATCTTTATTATAAATTATAGGAAACATTTCAGGTACAAATATAGAAGGATAAAATTTCCATTTTAATAATTTTCCACATTTTATTCTAATTTTATTATAGTATAAAAAAGTTATAATTAGTAATATTATTATTATAAAAATTATTAAAGTTTTCATATATATAATAAAATTTATATTATATATATAATTTAATAGTAATTATGCCGGCATGGGCTACAGTAAGAGGAAATTTACCTAATTTATCTAATATAGATAGATTTCCTCAATGTTTAAGTGAAGTTAAACAATTATTTGAAGAGGAAAACTTAGAAAATAAAACTTTTGAAGATTTAGCTGAAATTTTTTATAATACAATAACTAAAAATCAAGAAGATAAGTTTAATCTAGCTTATGATTTTGTAGATTTAGAGGAAAGAACACAATTACAAGATAAATCAGATAATAAAGATTATGAAATATCTTGGAAAAAAAACCCTGGAGGTGAAGATCTAATTAAATCTGATGATAGTAAGTTTGAAAAAGGACTTTTTGTTAAAATATTTTGGTCTGGATGGGAAGAAAAATCACAAAGAGTTGCAGCATTATTAGCTGAGAAATTATCCAAAATAGAAAGTGCTACCGAAATAATAGCAAGAAATTTAGAACTAACAAATTTTCCTGATAAATGGGTTAAATTATGTGGTACTTGGAATATAGAACAAGAATTATTTAAACATGTTATCCAAGATAGAGTTCAAGCAATAAAAAATATTGATGAACCCATGAATCAATTTATACTTAACAGATTATTTAATTTTAGAACTTTAAAAGAGGAAAATGAGATTGCCCGTGAATTTGAAGAAGCAAAAAAAGAAGTTGAAATGAGAGGCTCTATTGCTTATAATAATTCAGATCATATAGGTGGTAGTCTATTATCTTTTTTTTTTAAAAAACATAGAACACCTATTGATACAAAAATACATCCAGAACCACAACAATTACAATTAGAACAATTAGAACAATTAGAACAATCAAAACCAAAACTAAAACAACAAGAAAAAGAGAATATTAAAATAACAGAAAAAATTTCTGTTTTTTTGCGAAAAGCTATATGGGATCATATTTCAAAAGCATTTGCAGAATATGTTGATATAGATAAAAAAAATGTATATTCAATAATAGTGTTACCTAAAAATTTTTGTGATAGTAAAAAAAAATGGGAAGAGTTTCAAAATAAAACACTTTATAAAATAGAGTTACCAGAAATGGTTTGTTCAAAAATAGCAATATTATTATTTGAAGTTGATGAAGTAAATATTACATTTACAGATTTAATAGCTAGTGGTGATTCGTCCATATATGAAGAATTAGAAGATGGGGTAACTATTACTTTTGAAAGTTTTGATGAAAAAACAGTTAAAAAAAAGTTAAAAGCATATTACGATAAAAGTAAAAAAAAACAAGGAGAAAAACAAGAAGAAAAAAAAGAAGAAGAAGAAGAAGAAGAAGGAGAAGAAGGAGAACCTATAAGACTTTCAAGAGATAGTACAGTAAAACCACGGCGAGATTCAGTAGTTGACCGTTTTTTACGTCTTCATAAAAATAAAGTTTTACCATATAATAAAGCTCAAGGTAAATTTAAAAAAAAAAGAAAAATTAGAACAATTAAAAATAAACCTACATTAATATCTTTAACAAAAAAAAGACAGTGTCCAAAAAGAAAAGAAAAAATTATAACAAAAAAAAGACAGTGTCCAAAAAGAACAGTAAGAATAATAACAAGAAAAAGACGGTGTCCAAAAAGAAAAATAAAATATATAACAAGAAAAAGACAATGTCCAAAAAATAAAAAAAATATATAATTTTTTAATTTGAAGTGTTATTATTTAAAAATAATTTTGTATTTATTATTAATGTCTTTAACTATTAATAATAAAAAAATTTTATCATTTTTTGAACAGCATTCTGATATTGAACCAGAAACAATGATATTAAAATTTATAAATATTATGGAAACTTTACAAGAAACAATGAATAAAACATTGAATAATTCAACTGTTATAGAAATTTTAGATAATATTAAATCTCTACGTTCAGATAATAAAAAAATTCTTTCAACTGAGATGTCGGATATTAAACGAGGATTAAATGAAGATATAAGAATGATAATGTCAAATAGTATGAATGAAAAATTAGAACCAACATTGAGAGAAAAACTTAAAGAACAACAAGCAAGCTTAGTCGCACATGTTTATACAAGATTAGAAAATGTTTTAGAAAGTAAAATTTCAGGATTAAAAGAAACAACAAATGCAAATAGAGAGATTATTAATTCTCAAAATGATACATTGAATTCTTTTTTGAAGCGTTTTGAAAATTCTAGCAAAAAAGGTAAAATTTCAGAGAATTTTTTAAATAATGTTTTGGCCGAAGTTTATCCATTAGCAGAAATACAAGATGTTGGAAAAACAAAGGAAACCGGTGATATTATGTTTTTAAGAAAGTCAAAACCTACAATATTAATTGAAAATAAAGAATGGACACGTCCGATAGTAAATCAAGAGATAGTAAAATTTGAGAGAGATGTTGAAATTCAAAAAACGCATGGTCTTTTTCTCTCACAAAATACTGGGATTTGTTCAAAAGATAATTATGAAGTTAATTTGATTAATTCTAATCAAGTAGTTGTCTATATACATAATGTAAATTATGATCCTGATAAAATTAAAATAGGAGTAGATATAATTGATAGTATTTCAGAAATAGTAAAAAATATAGAGGCAATGGAAGTGTCTAATGAAGAACAAAATACTATTAGTAAAGAATTAACACAACATATTAATGCTGAATATCAAAATTATCTAGCACATAAAGAGAAAACTATTAAAATGGCAAAAGATTTTCTCTCAAATTTAATTAAACATGAAGAACAATTTAATTTTTCAAGCTTAGAAAGTTTTTTGAATTCAAAATATACGGCAACAAATCAAAAATTTATTTGTAAATATTGTGGATTTGTTGGAAAAAAATCAACATCTCTCTCTGCGCATATGAGATTTTGTAAAAAAAAGCCAACAACTTCAACAAATAAAAATGAAAGTATAGAATTATGTATAGATACGGAGTAAAATATTTAAGTCGCCACTAAAGTGGCTAATAGCGAAGCTATGACTTAAATATTTTTAATTAAAAAAAGAAAAGAAAAAAAATTTTACAATGGTTTGGAAATCAGAATTGAAAAAAAAATATTTATATTATATAATGAATAAGACTATTAACAAAAGTAGAATAGATAAGCATAGAACAACGCGTAAAAAATCAAAAATAAAAGAATTAAGTATAGAATTTATAACATATCCAGAAGATGAAGAACCTGATGCAAAACGTGAAAGATATAAAGCAAGTTTAAGAGATGAACTAAACGATGAAGTAGGTTATTTTGAAATTGATATAATACCACCCAGAGAATTAAGTATAGGAATAGATGATTATTATCAAAAAAAAGGATATGCAAAAAAATTAATTAATAATTTATGTAAATATTTATTAAATAACAATAAGTTAATCCCACGGGATAAACTATATATAGATGGGGATGCAAGTAATGGATTTTGGGAAAAAATAGGTATGACATATACACCATCAAATGATAAAGAAGGCGAAGGATTAGAAAAAGTAATAACATTTGAAGATTTATGTGCGTATGCTAATGTAAATATCAAATCTAAAACTTCCAGAGGAAAAATTAAAAAAACAAAAAAAAGAAGACCGACAAAAAGAAGAAGACCGACAAAAAGAAAAAGACCAACAAAAAAGAGAAGAGCGGGAAAATCGTCCCGCACACGATAGAATAGTTTCTTTAATTTTATTTTGATTATTACATAAATAAAATTAAAACAATAAAAAGATTTGAATAATTCTGAGAGAAAACCCGACTACGTTCAATAATCTCTCAAAATATTATAAATAAATATAGATTTTAAATATTTTATCTTAAGACTAGAATCGATTCTGAGTGCTGCCGCGCGAAATTTTGTCTTAGTATAAATAATAATTTAAAAAATATTTGTTATGTAATAAGATAATAAATATTTTAAATGCTTACAAAATAATTATATAAAATTTTGTTAAATATTTTTACTATAAATAATATTTTTTATTATGTAAAATGGTAAGAAATAATTTTAAATTAAATTTTGAGAGAAATATTTTATGGTAATATTAAAAGATTAACACAAAATAAAATATTTAGATATATTATAAAGAATGCCGTACGAAGGAAGACCAATAATTCCCAATACAAAGCCAATACCTGGAAAAAGTGCTTTAAGTAGATTTAAAACAAGTATTTCCAGATCAGCTGCTAATACCCCCAACCATAATTTGATATCTGGTTTGGCTGCATTAGGATTTGCAGCCTCTAGTGGTTTAGTTGCATCTATTAGACAAGCACATTATAATAGAAAAAAAAAATATCACCTGATAATAAAAGTGAATTATATCAGCAAGCTGAAGCATTAATAAATAAACATGAAATGCTCAGTGATGCAATTGAGAAGGATAATCAAGAATCAGTCGCGAACATGGGGGGCGATGCGGACAATGAGAGCAAGATGGAGGGGTCCGAGGATGGCATGCAGAGTAGCATGGGAATGGGGGGTAAAAGAAAATCAAAAAAAAAAAGACCAACAAAAAGAAGAAGACCAACAAAAAGAAGAAGACCAACAAAAAGAAGAAGACCAACAAAAAGAAGAAGAGCGAGAAAATCGTCCCGCGCACGATAGAATAATTTCTTTAATTTTATTTAAATTATTACATAAATAAAATTAAAATAATAAATAATTTAAAAATATTTGAGAGAAAACCTAACTACGTTCAATAATCACTCAAAATATCAAAAATAAATATAAGTTTTTAATAACTGATCTATAGTCTGAAATAAATTCTGAGTGCTGACGCGCGAAATTACTGACACCATAAATAAAAATATGAAAAATATTTATTATGTAATAAGATAATAAATATTTTAAAAGCATATAAATAATTTTGTTAAATATTTTTACTAAAATTTATATTTTTTATTATGTAAAATGGTAAGAAATAATTTTAAATTAAATTTTGAGAGAAATATTTTATGGTAAGGTATCCTTC